CAGCATCACAGCCAATGAACGCTGGCGGTCAAGTATCACCAACATCACTAACAGGTAATGTTGCAGGACTTAACCTCTATGTAGATCCAACAAATGGTGGCGATGGCGATGGAACAATCCTCATCGTGAACCCAGATGCTTACACATGGTACGAGTCACCAACATACCGCCTACGCGCAGAATCAACAGCTAACGGATCAGTTACAGTTGGTTACTACGGATTCGGTGCTATCGCAACTAAGGTTGGCGCTGGCGCATTCAAGAATAACAAGGCGTAAAAACTCACTAAGTCGCTCTGGGGAGTAGTAGCCCTCTACTCCCCAGAGTCTTGAGAAAGGATCATCATGGCACTTACAACAGTCGCAGAACTCCGTGCAACACTCGGAGTCGGTACTTTGTATCCAGATGCAACCCTTCAAGAGGTATGTGATGCAACAGATGTAGTCCTTCTGCCTATGCTTTGGCAGAACGAGCTTTACAACACTCATCAAAGCCTTACAAACAATGTGGCAACTCTTTACTTTGGTCAAGAGATTTCTAAAGATTTCTATGTAGGACAAAGCATAATTATTACTAAAAACGGAAGCCCATATAACGGCACTAAGACAATTACTGCCATCGGTTCGGGCTCACTTTCATATGCTGCAACTGGAGCAGATCAAGGCACTCATGCCGTCCAGCCTTTTGGAATTGTTGCAGGAACAGTCACAGACTATGCAACTGACACAGCAGTTCAGCAAGCAGCTTTGATGATATCTGTTGAAATCTGGCAAGCGCGTACAGCCACTCTCTCAGGCAGTAACGCTGTAGATTTCCAGCCAAGCCCTTACCGAATGAGCGCACAGCTTCTCGCTAAGGTGCGAGGATTGATCGCGCACTGCTTATCACCTAACTCAATGGTGGGCTGATGCCTGTTGCCGTCACTACTCTCAGGACTACATTAGCAACGGCTTTAGTCGATAACGCTAAGTGGCAGACTTTTGCATTTCCACCTGCCACAGTCCTGGCTAACTCTGTAATTGTTTCTCCAGATGATCCTTATCTGACACCAAGCAACAATCAACACATTTCAATTAGCCCAATGGCTAGTTTTAAGATCATCATGACAGTGCCACTCTTTGACAACGAGGGAAACCTTAACGGCATCGAGGACACAATCTGTGGCGTGTTCGCAAAGCTCGCTGCATCATCTTTGACCTATAATGTAAGCGCAATCAGCGCACCAAGTATTCTCAACGCTGCATCGGGAGACCTTCTCAGCTGCGAGATGTCCGTATCAATCCTAACGAGTTGGAGCTAAACATGTCCGAGTGGGAACAAGAAAACGCTGACTTCCTGAAGAAAATCGGGCAAGTAAGCACACCAGCACCAAAGCCAGTAACTACTAAGAAAGACGAGGAATAATCTCATGGCTGTATTTCTAAACAATAAAGTTGGCGTGAAGATTAACACTGTTGATCTTTCTGACCATGTCACAAGTATTACTCTGAATCGCACATTTGACGAATTGGAAGTCACAGCGATGGGTGACACAGCACACAAGTTCGTTAAGGGCTTGGAAGCATCATCTGTAACAATCGACTTCCTAAACGACACAGCATCAGCGAATGTATTGGCAACACTACAAGCTGCATGGGGTACAACAGTCACATGTGTATTCCTACAGGAAAAGGGAACAGCAGTATCTGCTACTAACCCTCTTTACACAGTGTCACTTCTAGTGAATAACACAACAGACATCAATGGTGCTGTTGGCGATATGTCCACACAGTCAATCACATTCACTGCTAACTCAACAGTTGCAGTCGCCACAACAGGCACATTCTAAACAAACTATAAAGGGGCAAACTCATGGCAAAACTAAAGATAATTCGTACAGATGGAAGCGTATTGGAAGGCGAGATCACTCCAGCAGTGGAGTACTCATTCGAGCAATACGCTAAAAAGGGCTTCCATAAGGCGTTCCGCGATGAAGAAAAGCAGAGCGATGTCTATTGGTTAGCATGGGAAGTAACACGCAGGTCAGGTGAAACTGTTAAGCCTTTCGGGATTGAGTTTATCGAGACACTTAAGAGTGTTGAGGTATTAGACTCTGACCCTTTAGCTTAAAGCGCGATCTTCCGTTCACCTATCTAATTGCTAGGCTAAGCATTAGATTGGGAATCGCGCCACAGCAGTTATTAGATCTAGATAAGACCATGCTCGATGCATTAGTGCAAGGGCTCAAGGATGAAGCGAAAGAGGTGAGCGATGCCAGCAAGCGTAAAAGGCGGCATTGAACTCCGTAAAGCTTTGCGCTCTTATGCTCCAGATCTTGCTAAGGAAACCCAGAAGGAAATCAAGATAGCCATTACACCAATTTCTAAATCGGCTAAAGGTTATGTTCCAGATCGCGGAGAAGTGTTAAGCGGATGGCTGCCACGGCAGATGTCTGAGGGAACATTCCCTACCTTTAATCCTTCTGAGGTTAAATCTAAAATTGGTTTTAAGACAAGTCCATCAAAGCCTAACTCCAGAGGATTTAGATCGCTTGCTCAAGTATTTAACAAGAGCAGAGCTGGATCAATCTACGAAAGAATGGGCAAGGTTACCCCTGAGAGTCCATTCGTTCTCAATCAAGATGGCAAGTTTCGTGCGCCTCTCAAGGGTAAAGATAGAATGCAAGGTCGCTTGCTTTATCGTGCCTATGATGAGAATAATGGCAAGGCTAGACAAGGCGTTCTTAAAGCCATTGCAACAGCAGGCACTAAACTTAATCAAAGAGCAACAGTGAGAGGCTAATCATGGCTAATGTAATTATTGACATTGCTGCCGAGTTCACTGGCAAGAAAGGCTTTAAGCAAGCCGAAACAGCAACAGACAAGATGACCAAGAATGTCAAGAAATTGGCAGGGGCATTGGGTCTGGCTTTTGGTGGACAGCAGATTCTTGCTTATGGTAAGGCTGCCATTAAAGCAGCAGCAGAAGATGAGAAGGCGCAGAAGCAATTAGCCCTAGCTCTTAAGAATGTTGGACTCGGTCGAGATGCCGCATCTTCTGAGGAGTACATCCAGAGATTACAAAGCGAGTTCGGCATCCTTGATGACAAGCTGCGTCCTGCGTATCAGACATTAGCGGTAGCAACACAAAACACTAACGAAGCACAAAGACTTCTCAATCTTTCATTAGACATAAGTGCTGCAACTGGCAAAGATTTAGCATCGGTTACAGGAGCGTTAAGTCGTGCATACCTGGGTAATAATGCTGCGCTGTCTCGTTTAGGTGTTGGCATCTCAAAAGCAGATCTTAAGGCTGGCAAGTTCGAGGATATTATCGGACAACTGGAGACCACATTCGCGGGAGCTGCAACACAGTCTGCTAACACTTTTCAGGGCTCAATCGATAAGTTAGGCGTTGCTGCTGCTAACGCTTCTGAGATCATTGGTACAGGTTTAATTGATGCTCTTAAAGGCTTAGGCGAACAGGACTCAGTCGATAACCTAGCAAGTGCCATGCAGAATACAGCGATCTACATTGCCGATGTCATTCGTGGTGTTGGCGAACTGACAGAAAAGTTAAAGTCATTGCCCGGGGTTTCTGGATTAAATGTTGGAATGATTCCGATTCTTGGTACTTATCTAGAGATCTTAAGAGGCATGGGTCAAGTCGCTGCTGGTAGCGGTGTACAGGCACAGGGATTAGCAGATCTAGCCAGACTTCAAGCTGAGTATGTTGTCAAGACTTTAGGGGCTAAAAAGAAACTTACAGCAGAAGAAATAAAAGCATTAAAGGCTGCTAAATTAAAACTGGCCATTGATAAGGCGAACCTTGCTCTTGGCAAGGGTGAAGAAGTCTTTGACATGGAGAAGATCCAGAATGCAGCAGCTCTCCAGAATCAAGCAGAGCTGTTAGCCAGATCCACAACAGACACTCAAAGATTACAGATTGCCAATGACACGGCTCGCCTAAACATCAAAAAGTCGATGTCAGATCTAGAAGATGCTATTGCTGCTAAAGATGAAGCAGCCATCACTGCTGCAACCAAGAGACTTAATGAAGATGTCAAAATCTTTAACGCACTGTCTGGTCAGAATGTAAAACTTCAAGATATTAAATCTATCCTTGAAGGTCTTAAGCCAGCCGATCTAATCAATCTAGGCAACCTAGATGCAGCCCTTGCTAAGATCCGAGAGATGCTGGACTTGCTTTCTAAAGCCAATACCGAAAGTAAAGCCAAGATTCCGACAAGCGGATCACTAGGATCAGGCATTCCAGCAGGAGACTTTATTGCGCCTATCTCAACAGCGGGCGGATCTATTGAGGCTATTCTTGAATATGCAGATGCTGCCTCAGCTCGTGCCAATGCTTTCGCAGATCTACTAGATATGCAGAATGCTCAAGATCTACGCGACCTCATTGCTTACCAGAGTTCAGTCGGTGACTTCGGTGGCTATAGCCCTTACATGAACCGAGGCGGTTCAGGCGGTGGCTCAGGTGGCACAAACATTACAGTCAATACTGGAGTCGGTGATCCAGAAGCTATCGCTAGAGCTGTAGAAGATGTGATCCGTCAGTCATATCAGCGAGGCACTAGCTCTACAGGACTTCTAGCCGTATGACATGGCTTCCAGAGTGGCGCATCACAGTCGGAACGATTGTCTATACCAATGTAACTGGGGTAAGTCTTACTACAGGTCGCATTGATATCGATCGCCAATGTCAAGCAGGTTATGCCCGCATGGACATCATCAACTCCACTAATGCCCTCTTTGACATAGATGTTACAGATTCCCTGACTTTAGAGCTCAAAGATAGCGGTGGCACTTATGTGCCTGTATTCGGTGGCACAGTGTCAGACTTCTCAACCTCAGTCAGAAGCCCAGAAGAAATCGGATATGTAACTCTCGGGTCAATCCTTGCAGTCGGTGCTCTGGCTAAACTGCCTAAGGCGATCTACACAGATTCTGTGGCACACAATCTAGATGGCGAGCAGATCGCTATTATCTTACAGGAACTGTTAGTCAATGAATGGATCGAAGTAGCACCTGCACTTCAATGGGTCAATTACGATCCAACTACTACATGGGCTAATGCTGAGAATGTGGGCTTGGGCGAGATCGATGCTGGTCTTTATCAGATGGACAACCTCAGTGCAGCAGATCGCAACACTCAGACCTTAGTCCAACAGATAGCAGACAGCGCACTCGGAACGCTTTACGAGGACAAGCAGGGTCGAATCTCATATGCTGATGCAGATCATAGAAGCAACTACTTAGCAGCTAACGGCTCAACCCAGTTAGACGGCAATTACGCTTCCCCTGCCAGCGTTAAGTCAATCCTCCAGATCGGCAAGATCCGCAACAGCGAGATCGTTCGCTATGGCAATGACTATGGCAGCACATACTCAGCAACAGACGATGTTTCAATTACCACTTATGGTCGCTACCAAAGAACATTTGATTCTAATATCCGCTTTCTTGCAGATATTGAGGACATCATCGAGCGCGATCTAGCCCTGCGCTCAACACCTAGAACACAGCTCGACCAGATTACTTTTAGACTTGACAATCCTCTTATGCCAGATTCCCTCAGAGATGACCTAATTAACCTTTTCTTTGGCGAGCCTGTAGTAATTACTAACCTACCCTTTAACATGTTCGAGGGGTACTTCTCAGGCTTTGTAGAGGGCATTTCTATGCGAGCCACACCAACTTTTGTTGATGCGACTATCTATGTCTCACCTACAGACTTCTCTCTTATAGCCCCGACATGGGCAACAGTAATTCCAACTAACACCATTTGGAGTGGCGTAAATGGTACACTACAGTGGTCTAAAGCGATCGGAGCTCTAACCTAATGGCAACAACAACCCCTAATTTTGGTTGGGCAGTACCAACCAGTACTGACCTAGTCAAGGATGGCGCAGTAGCCATTGAGACACTAGGCGATTCTAT